CCTGGGAGACGCGGCCAAGGGTGTGGGCAATCTGGGCAGGAAGGTTCCGGGAGTGGGGCAGGCGGCGGATGCGATCTATGACACGTTCGCACCGGTTGGTCGTGGGCTGAAAGCGATGTTCAGTCCGGAGGCAATGGGGCAGATAGGAGCCAGGGAGCAAGAGTTCGCCGCTCCACTGTACCGCGACCTTCAGAACGCGGACGTGGCAGCTCGGGAAAACTACCTGGGGGTGGTAAACAAGCTTGGGCCGGAAGAAGCCGCAGCCGGCGGGCTGAATCCCGTTCGCAGCATCGTGGAGGGGACAGCTCCTGGCCCGATGATGCCAGGAGCACAGGCTGGTGCGGAGTACGTGACTAAACGTGGCGACGAAATGCTGAACACCGAACGGTACTGGGGCAAGGAAGTAAAAGAATCAGAACTTGGTTACATGCACCGGCAACAACTGCCGATCTCTTCCGAAGATCGACTCGCCAAGGCGTCACCGTTCAAGGACCGAGCCGAGATTTTGCAAGGAATCCCGACAGACACTCTGGAGAAGGCGATCCGCGATCCGCGACTGCTTGGCCCCGGCCGGGTGCCGCTGACAGATGCCGCCGAGATTCTTCGCACCGAATACGGCATCAAGGACAAGTTGTCGGCCGGGGCTCAAGATGTCATTAGCGCCATGTCGTCTGCGGACGTTGCTGCTGAAAAGGCGACCAGGGCAACGAAAGTCGCCGACTATATCGCCTCGCGCAGTCCCGAGCGGCTGGAGAAGGGCCTTTACGTCGCCCCGGAAATCTCGCAACTGGCCAGAGAACGGAGCAGCAGTCGGTTCGTCGCCACGGCACAGCACACCTACAAGAACGCCGCAACCTTCGCTACCTCGGCGGAAGAGGCTGGACCTGGGGCGAAGAAATTGATGGACGTGCTCTCTGAGGCCGGACTCAGGCACAATGACGCCAATGGTGGTGTGACCGCGAGGATGATGGAGTTCCTTCAAGCGGCTGGGAAAAACCCCGTTGCCTTGAAGGACATGTATCTGCCGTCGGATGTGGCTGACGCACTGACGCGGCTGGCCAAACCGTTCACGACTCAGGAAGCCTTGCAGCCGTTAATCGAACTGTACGACAAGGGATTGCAGTATTGGAAGACGGCGATGATCTCCATGCCGGCTACCCAAGGCCGGAACTGGCTGTCCACGCTCTGGCAGAACACGGTGAATGGTGGCTTCACGAATCCGGTGCAGGGCATCGAGTCGATGGTGGACGCTCGGAGGCTCTTGAAAGGCGAGGTCATCAAGGACGCGGCCAACCTGATGCCACAGTTGAAGGGGATGACTGCGGAGCAAGCCACGCGGGCGCTGGGCGATTCTGCTTGGGCTCGACGCCTGACTGGTGGTCATGTCCAGGACTTGGGACCCGAAGGGGCCAAGGACATGCTGGCCGGCATTCCTGGGTTCATGCCGCGACGAGGGGTTCTCGGCGAACTCGGCAGCGCCGCCAAAGAGGCGGTAACTGGCTGGGGCAGTATTGGCGACCCGACTCAGTTTGGCCCATTCAAGGCCATGCGAAGAGTTGGTAACGAAGTCGAAAGCACTGGTCGCTTGGCAGGTTGGATTGGCTTACTTCGTCAAGGTTACGATGCGGACGTAGCGGCGGCCAAAGTGATGGCCAGCCACGTCGACTATCAGGCCCTGACCGCCTTCGAGCGGAATGTGATGAAGCGGGTGATTCCCTTCTACGCTTTCGCTCGCGGGAATATTCCATACCAGCTCGAACAACTCGCCATGTCTCCAGGCGGTTTGACCGCTCAGACAGTCCGCGCAGCCACGGATATCCGCCGGGACTCGGAAGGGATCATGCCCGACTATCTCGGCCAGGGGCTTGCCGTTCCGCTTGGCAAGAACGAGGACGGGTCGCAGAAAATCCTGTCCAGCATCGGCCTGCCTTTCGAGCAGCCGCTGGATGTCCTGGACTTCGGGGCCAATCCGGTGACGCGGACGCTGCAAAAGCTCGCAAGCCAACTCACGCCGATTGTGAAGGCTCCGCTGGAACAACTCAGCGGCACGCAGATGTATTCTGGTCGTCATCTCAAGGACGTGGATAGCCCGCTCGGCCGCCTCTTTGGCATGGCTCCTGCGAGCGGCGGGCCGGCTCCATCGCCTAACCTGTTGATGGACCAGCTCTTGATGAACAGTCCGGTCAGTCGCCTCATCACCACAGGACGGCAGTTCACGGATGAACGCAAGTGGGCTGATCCGTATTCGATGCCGTTGCAGGCTCTGACCGGAACCAGGATCACGAACATCGACCTGGAGAAGCAGCAGCGGACGCAGGCCCGGAGCATCATCGAGCAACTGTACGGCGACAGTCCCCGGATAAGCCAGATGATGAACCTGTACGTGAAGCCGGAGGACGTCCCGAACCTGACCCCGCAGGAAATGCAGGCGATGCAACTCTACAAGGTGCTGACGAGAAAGAAGGCGTCGTGAGTTCCTATCAAGGACCGCCACCGGAGCTTGTCGCCAAAGCCGCAGAAGCTCTCCATCTCCAGGCCAGCGCCGGCGTGCCGCATACGGCGGATTTCGCCCAGGCGCTGATGCTGGAATTGGGAGGGCCGATGGGTCTGGCGAGGACGATTGGGCGCTGCTTGCGTTCCACAGGTACGCAACCTGCCACCCGAGCCCGCATCCTTGAATCGGCGATCCGCGTTATCCAGAATGCAACGATACTCGGCAAGACGGATAAACGGCTTGAAGAAATGTCCGACGCCGAGCTGGCGGACGCTTATCGCACGCTCATTGAGAGGGTGAGTAATGACAAGGGAAAAGGCCGGGAACACGAAGAACATGGGGCGCGGCAAGACGTCCTCGAAGGGGAGGACGGGACAAAACCCGAACAGCAAGAAGGGGTTGAACGTCGAAGCGGCGATGAAAGCGCTGAGCCAGCAGCGGACTGCTGCACTCCAGAGGCAGATTCGCTACCAGGAACAAGCGGAACACAGGCAAGCCCTGCAACTGGCGAGCATCCTGACAGAAGTAGCGAAACGGCGAGCGGAAGCGCTGAACCTCTACGAGCCGTTGGCAATTGCTGAGGAAATTCATTCCTGCGAGCTGCCTGAACGTCTCGTCCGGGGATCGAACCAGAGTGGCAAAACGCTGATGACGATGGTCGAGGTGGCCCGAGCCGTGACGGGCACAGACCCGTACTGTAAGTATCCCCTAGCGAATGGCGTGCTGATCCTGGCTGGCTTGAACGCCACATTTTTAGCCGAAGTGTTCTACAAGAAGCTCTTTCGAGCCGGCGCGTTCGACATCATCCGGGACGAATTGACGGGTTTGTGGCGGAACTACCGGCCTTGGACCGACCTGCACCGGGCCGGCGAAAAGAAGCCGGCCCCGCCGCTGATCCCGCAACGGTGGATCAAGGACGAAAGCTGGGAACACAAGGCCGCTCGCGTGCCGCACATGTTCCGGCTCATCAACGGCTGGGAAATGTACTTCATCAGCGGCAACTCGGCGGCCCCGCGCGGCTGGATTGTCGACTTCGCGGTCTGCTCGGAAGAAATCGAGAACTCGGAACTGTACCCGGAACTGGCCGCTCGGCTGCTGGCGCGGAAAGGTAAGTTCATTTGGGACGCTTGCCCGCAGTCGGCAACGCTGCACCTGGACTTGATGCACGAGCGGGCCGAGCGCGGCGATCCATACGTCAAGGAAGTTCACGTCACGCTGGAAAGTAATCCGTACATTCCCGAATCAGAAAAGAAAATCCTGTTCAGCAAGTGGACGGAGAGCGAGCGGATCGTTCGCTACTTCGGAGAATTCGCCAGCGCCGGGTTGCTGGTGTATCCAGAATGGGCGGAAGAGGTTCACGGCATTGACTGGTTTGAAATCCCATCCGACTGGACGCACGTTGCCGCCATCGACCCTGGCCATCAGGTGTCGGCGGCATTGCTCTTGGCCGTGCCGCCGGACGAAGGCCATGTGGTCGTCTACGACGAACTGTATATCAAGCAATGCACGTCGGAATTGTTTGGCGAGGAGTTCGCTGCCAGGACGGCACACAAAGCATTCCATGCGTTCATCATCGACTCGCGCATGGCCAGGGTGCATGAAATGGGATCAGGCCGTTCCGTGGGTTCGCAGTATGCCGAGGCCCTAGCGAAGTGGAAGGTCAGTTGTACGACGACCGGTTGTGACTTCACCTGGGGCAGCGACGACTTGAAGGGCGGCCTGGAAGCGGTACGTGGCTGGTTGCGGGTACGCGGCAGTGGGACGCCTTACTTGCGGGTGATGCGCAATCGCTGCCCGCATCTCAGGGAAGAGTTCAAGAAGCACCGCAACAAGAAAGACCAGCACGGCAACCCGACCGACGAGCCGGATATTCGGAGCAAACACGATGTTCTGGATGCACTTCGCTATCTGGCGATGTACAATCCCACGTATGTACCGCCGCCGAAGGTGAAGAAGCCCTTGTCGCCGGCAGCTCTAGCGATGAAGGCGAAACGAGAACGGCCTGCCAATCCTGACGGAAGCTTTCTGGGATTCGTGAACCTGGGACCACCACTGAGGTAATTGCACATGTCCGCGACTGACGTAGCGCCCGAAGCTGACCATGCAAAAGAAGAGAGAAAGGCCCGCAAGCGAGCCGCCGCCGCCGCAGAAATGGCCGACCGCGAGAAGCGGGAGCGGCAGCAGGCCCCGCCACCGTGGAAGATGCCGTGGGTCGAGCCGCTTTGCACGGTCTGGCTGGTGAACGGCGAGGCGCGGACGCCGGCGTTCGTTCACACGGTCGGGACGAAAAACGTCACGCTGATGGTGATGCACAAGTCTGGCGTCATGCAGACCCTTTCGGGAGTCAAGCACGTCACCGATCCCGTGAAGACACCCTGGGAGCGGGAAAAGATCGGCTTCTGGGAACATACCGAAATGACCAAGAGGCTGCTCTGGTTGGTGGCCGACGCCTTCCCGGACCTTGCGGAAGAGCAGGTGAGCAAGTAGGATAGGGTTCAACCTCAAGCGCGGCACCCGATTTAACCGGGTGTTCATTGGCTTCCGACGACCGATTGCTGGCTCCTCTCGTCAAGTCTTGGATTGAGAAAATCCGTCTTGCCAACGAGTACAAGCAGAAGAACTTCGGCAAGGACGCCGACGAGTGCATGAAGTTCTTCAATGGCCCCTACGATTTCCTCTACAAGGAATCGAATGCTCGGCAGTCCTCGGGGCTGAAGTGGGCGGCCGGAGCTGAAGCGGGTGGCTTCTTCTCTCCGTCCTTCCAGATGACGCTGAACCGCGTGGCTGAGATGGTTCAGCTATTCGGCCCCTTCCTCTACCACCGCAACCCCGTTCGTCAGGTCAACCCGCGCAAGGTTCCACAACCGCCGCCGGAACTGTTCATGCCGCCGCCCATCCCGCCGTGGGAGATGGACCCGATGCGGCAGCAACAGGGGCAGATGGCGTTGATGCAGGCCCAGGCGCAGATGCAGATGGTGCAGCATCAGATTCAGCAGCAACGGACCACGGACCAGGTCCGGGCCACGCTGCTGGAGTATTACCTGAACTACACGCCAAATGAACTTGACCTGAAAACGCAAGCGCGGAACAGCATCGACGAGGGGATCATCAAGGGGATGGGTTGCCTCTGGACGGAAATCTACATTCCGCCGTTCGGCGGGATCAAGCAGATCGGGTCGTTCCACGACCCCGTAGACAACCTCTCCGTCGATCCCGACATGGAGAGCATCGACGACGCTCTCTGGATTTCCCGGAAGTGCATCCATCCCATCTGGCAAGTCGAGAAGGACTACGGCCTGCCTCCGGGCACGCTCAAGGGCAAGGGCACGATTGAGTCATCGCAGAGCCAGGGCGAAACGATCAGCGACCGGGACAACGACTACAGCCGCCGGCAGGGCAGCAGCAACGATCTGCTGATGTACTGGAAGGTCTATTCCAAGATGGGCATGGGCGGCCGGTTGACCGGGGCCGATCCGGAACTCAAGGACTTCCTGGAACAGTTTGGCGACCACTGCTATCTGGTCATTGCGGAAGACATTCCCTATCCGCTCAACCTGCCGACCAAGGTGCCGATGACGCCGGAAGAGATGAAGTTCCGGGTGCAATGGCCGACGCCGTTCTGGGCGGACAGCGTCTGGCCAATGACGCCGGTCTACTTCCATTCGATCCCGCGCAAGGTCTGGCCGATGAGCCACCTGAAGCCGGGCATGGGCGAGCTGCAATTCCTCAACTGGGCCTACTCGTTCCTGGCCGGCAAGATCAGGACCACATGCCGCGACTTCATCGTGACGATGGCCAGCGCCGGGGCTGAGCTGAAGAACGCCATCCTCAACGGCGGCGACCTGGCTCATCTGGAGCTGCAAGCCAGCGTCGGCAAGACAATCCAGGACGTTGTGCAGTTTCTTCAGCATCCTGGGATGAACGGCGACATCTGGACCGTGATCCAGGCGGTCGAGGCAAACTTCGAGAAGCGGGTTGGACTGAACGAGTTGATGTACGGCAACTCGGCAAGGCAGATGCGGTCGGCGTCGGAAGCTGAATTGAAGGGCGATGCGATGAAGATTCGCCCCGACGACATGGCCAACAAGGTCGAGGAAGCCATGACGCTCTTGGCCCGCAAGGAGGGGTTGGCGGCGCGCTGGCACTTGACAGGCAAGGACGTGGCCCCGGTCATGGGCGACGTGGGGGCAAGCCTCTGGGAAAAGTATGTCATGTCGAGCGACGTCAAGTCGGCGCTGGAGCTGGAATACAGAATCGAGGCGGGCAGCGCCAAAAAGCCGAACAAAGATCGTGACCAATCGAACATGTCCCAGGCCATGCAAACGATCTTTCAGCCGATGTATCAGTATTCGATGGCGACTGGCGACCTGAAGCCGACGAACGCCCTGCTTCAGGATTGGGCGAAGTCCATCGACATCACCGACCCGGAACGCTACATGCTTCAGCCCCCGCCGCCTCCACCGCCCATGCCGCCGCCGGGTCCGAACGGGCCACCGAATGGGCCACCAAACAAAAATGGCGCAGCGTCCTCAAGCAACGGTCAGAAACCTCAAGCGCAGCCACCCCAAGGAGTGCCCGCATGATCTTGCGAGATGACTGCCAGGACTTCTACGTGTTCCGAGACGTTTACATCAACAACGAGTATCGTCTTCCGGATCGGTTCGAGCCCGGTGCCGTCGTGTTGGATATCGGGGCTCAAGTCGGCACGTTCGCCATCGCCTGTTTCCATCGCGGCTGCGAGCGCGTTGTGTGCTACGAGCCGGAGATGGACAACTTCGAGATGCTGACGTTCAACATGACTCCGTATCAGACGGCGGGGTGGGTCGAGATTCACCAAGCGGCGGTCTGGCGGTCGGACAAGAAACAGGACGTTCACCTAAAAGTCAAGACACGGCCGTTCACGGCGATGCACCACGTATCCAACGAAGGATTGAAGGTGGCGACGGAGTCGCTGGACGGTATCCTTCGCAGGCTCGGCAAGGTCGACTTGCTGAAACTCGACGCGGAGGGGTCGGAATACATGATCTTGTTCACGAGCAAGGAACTGCATCGGGTAAAGCGGATCGTCGGCGAGATTCACTCGGAGATGAGGATTGGAGATGCGGCCTGCCAGCAGTGGGAGTATTCGTGCAAAGGCATTCAGACGTTCCTGGAAGAGCAGGGGTTTGCAGTGGAAGTCACGCCGGACCCGAAGTCGGAACTGGTGTCGTTGTTCTTCGCGGTGCGACCCATCAAGGCTTCAGCCGAGTTGGCGGCGATCCAGTCCGCACCAGATGAGGAGCTGATATGCGTTGGCCAGTAGTAAGCGACGACCTGGACGTTCAGGCTCATTACGAGCACTGCCGCGATGAAGGCACGACGCATTCGTTGGCGGAGATGTTTGCCTTGCAGTCTCCACCCATGTCGGACAGCGACCGGGAGTTTCTTGAGGGGAGGGGCGGCTGCTACGCTCAGTTTGCCAACGATCACAGTCAGGACGACCGCTATGGAAGGATGGTGGCGGCGAAAGCAAAAGCGGCGGGCGTGTCGATTCAGGGTAAGATTTTCCAGAGCGGGCTGGCGCGATTCTCTGGCGATCCGGAAGCATGGGTGAGCGGCAAGTCGGACGTGAAGGCGTTGTGTGAGAAGAGGGGCTGGGGCTGCAAGGGGGCCGTGAAGGTGGAGATGGCGGACGTAGAGGGGCCGCCCGCCATCGACATTGCCGCCGACATCGTGGACCGAGTCGTCGGCCAAGAAGTGGCAAAGAATCCAGAAGCAGGACGGGGCCGGAACAGATTGGATTTGCGGGAGAAGGTCAAGAACCGTTTGAAAGGGAAAGCTTAAACAGAGAAGGAGCATACGATGGCAGCACTTTCTGACAGCGCCCGGCGGAAGATGGCGATTGCTCTGACCAACAGCCAGGCGGGGAAAGAACTCGCTGACGCGGTTGACTCGCCGAGCGTGGCTGCGGCGACAGTCACCACGCTGACTGCGGCCACGCTCACATCCACGGCAGGATTGACGAACACGAACGGCATGGTCACGAAGTCGAGCAGCGCAGCCGCAATCACCCTAGCCAGAGTCCTGACGATCTTGGACTCTGGCGGGGTGTTCAGCGTCGCCAAGACGAGTGCCTATGCCATCACTCTGCCCACCCCTGCCCAGGGGCTTCGGTTCAAGTTCATGGTCCTCGATACGGGGTCTTTTGCCGTCACCATTTCCAGCGGCGGAGCGCATCTCAATGGCATCGTGTCGGTCAACAGCGTGAACGTCGTCATGACCGGAACCACGCTCTCCCTCACCTCGGCCGGGGCACTCGGCGACTGGGTCGAGTTTGAAGGCATTGACGCAACCCACTACCTCGTCACGGGCGCTTGCCTCAACGCTGCTGACATCACGATTGGGTAAGAAACGGTGTAACCAAGAAGGGGTAATCCAATGTCTTACGCGCCTTGCTTGGCAGCCAATACCACAGCAACAGCAATCACTGCCAAGGTGGCCACCATCACCAAGCCGGTGACGACAGCCACCGCTGCCATCATCGACCCGAAGCGGCCGAGTGGGGGCATCTCGCTTTTTGCCCGGCAGATTCTCCGCTTGATGCCATTTGGGACCGCAGCGGCAAATCTGACCGGGCTGGTCACGGTTCTGGGGTGGCAGAAGAACAACGATGGGCTCTGGATTCCGACGCCGATTTGTTTGCTGACCTGCACGTTCTCGGCGGCGGTCGGCGTGGCTGCTCACATCCCAGCGAACACGGACTTCCTTTGCGATGCAATCGTGGTCAGCAAGGGATCGGGCTACGTGCCGAGTGTGACAGCGGACGTGGAGCCGGCGATTGCGGAAGTTCCCGTCGACGGCTACGAACTGATCGAAGTGGGGTTTGGCCGCAACGGATCATCGGCCAGCGTCAATGCTCTCTACGATCTGCTCTTCTCTGGCGGCGCGATGCCGACGTAAAATGAACGCACTCGACACGATATTGGCATTAATGCTGACC